GACCATCACCTATCATTAAGATTACAAAACGATGGGGTGAAAGTATGGACACACCCCAAGGCATTTATTAGACACCTGAGAAGAGGTTGGTCACCGTTGCCAGACCATTGGTTAGTTGGCACAGTACCACCGGAGATTATAGAATGGCAGAACTAAAAGACTGGTTGAATAGTATCAACTACACAAAGAAAGATGTTATGGTTGATGAGTATGAAGAAAAGAAGTACCCAGCATTTATCATCAACAAATGTCTAGCACCATTTCCAGATACCCTTTTGTATGTCAATGAACTAAACCGTCTACATGGTCTAGACAGTCGCCTCCAATACGACTTTTTACTAAATAGTCTAAGGAAACGCAAACGCTTTGCTAAGTGGTTGAAGTCTTCCAAGATCAAAGATTTAGATGTGGTAAAAGAATATTATGGCTACAGCAATGAGAAAGCCAAACAAGCTCTGAATGTTCTTACCGAAGAGCAAATAAAAATAATAAAAATAAAATTGACCAAAGGCGGTAAAAATGGAAGAATTGGAGTGGACACCTGACTTAATGTTAGAAGTTGGGTTATCGGAGACCGATGACTTCCTAAAAGTAAGAGAAACACTATCAAGAATAGGAGTTGCGAGTAGAAAGGAAAGAAAGTTATATCAATCTTGTCACATACTGCATAAGCAAGGACGTTATTTTATAGTTCACTTCAAAGAACTATTTGCTCTAGACGGTAAACCAACAAACATATCTATCAACGATGTAGAACGTAGAAATACTATTGCGGGTTTGTTAGAAGATTGGGGATTAATTAACATCATAGGAGATAACTCTCCCAAAGCACCTTTATCTCAAATTAAAGTTCTCTCTTTTAGGGAAAAAGATCAGTGGATTTTAGAAACGAAATACAACATTGGTAATAAGAAAAAAGTTGAATAAGGATATATTATGATTAGATTAGTGCGGACGAGGTCCGGTGAAGATGTAGTAGCAGAGATTGAAGAAAACGAAGATACAGTAACCCTAGAAAACCCAGCACAACTTATGCCAATGGGAAGTCCTACTGGCCAAGGTATGCAGATGGGTTTTGCTCCTTGGATTCCTTTTGCCGGCACCGCAAAGGTGAAGGTAGATATTCCAAGAGACTATATCGTTTTCATTATAGAACCAGCAAAAGATATAGTAAATAATTATAGACAGGCGTTTGGCTCTGGTATTGTTGTACCAGATGTTCAAGTAGATACACAATCACTCTTGACAGAATAAAGTTTTCGTGATAAGCTGTATATTATGACTGAAAACTTTTATACAAACGTAATTCAAAAAGGCAACACACTTCTTGTCCGTGCGATTGAGGACGGCAAGAGAGTCCAGCGCACGGTCAAATATAAACCCACTCTTTACAGTAGGTCTAAAGAAGAAACTGAATACAAGACTTTAGAAGGTCACAGTCTGAAACCAATTCAGTTGTCGGGTATGAGAGAGGCAAGAGACTTTCTCAAGAACTATGAAGATCAACCTGGCACAATCTTTGGCATGGAGAGATATCAGTATTGTTATCTGTCTGAAAACTATCCTGGTCTAGTCGAATGGAATCAAGAGAAGATTCTAACGATCACGATTGATATCGAAGTTGCCAGTGAAAATGGTTTCCCCGATCCCAATCTGGCAGAAGAAGAAGTCCTTGCCGTCACAGTAAAGAACCACAACACGAAGAAGATTATCGTGTGGGGTATCTACGACTACAACAACACCAGAGATGATGTTGAGTATGTTTATTGTGATGATGAACGTGTATTGCTAAACAAGTTTGTCGAGTTTATGGCAAACGTCAAACCAGATGTCATCACAGGTTGGAACACAACCTTCTTTGATATTCCGTATATGTGCAATCGTATCAAGAACCTGTACAGTGAAGATATGATGAATGCTATGTCACCGTGGAACACAGTGTCGGCAGAATACACATCTACATTTGGTCGTGAGATTACACGATACAATATTTGGGGTGTGTCTAATCTTGACTATCTTGACTTGTACAAGAAGTTTACTTACACAGGTCAAGAATCATATACACTTGATTACATTTCTATGATTGAGTTGGGCACAAAGAAAGACCCTAACCCATACGACACATTCAAAGAGTGGTACACGAATGATTATCAATCGTTCATTGATTACAACATCAAAGACGTTGAGTTAGTAGATGCTCTAGAAGATCATCTTGGTATGATTCAGTTGATGTTTACTATGGCATACGAGGCCAAGATAAACTACAATGATGTTTATTCTCAGAACCGTATGTGGGATGTTATCATCTACAACTATCTGTTAGATAAAAATGTTATCATACCACAACGCAGAAAGAATAGTAAAGGTGCCAAGTATGTTGGCGCCTATGTGAAAGAACCACAAGTTGGTCAACACGAATGGATTATGTCGTTTGACTTGAACAGTCTGTATCCGCATTTGATTATGCAATACAACATTTCACTAGAGACACTTATCAAACAACAGTTTCCCAAATCTATCTCTATCAACAAACTGCTTGATAAAGAAGTTGATACGGACATTCTTGGTGACAAACTAACAGTAACACCAAACGGTGCTTGTTTTAGAACAGACATTCGTGGTTTCTTACCTGAGTTGATGGAAAAGTATTACACTGACCGAACAAAGTTCAAAGGTTATCTGTTAGATGCTAAACAAAAGTATCAAGACACCAAAGATAAAAAATATCTGAGTCAGATATCAACATATCATAACATTCAGATGGCAAGAAAGATTGCTCTAAACAGTGCTTATGGTGCTCTTGGTAATGAGTATTTTCGATACTATGATGAACGTATGGCAACTGCCATTACAACATCAGGTCAGTTATCTATTCGTTGGATCGAAGCAAGAGTAAACAAATATCTAAACGATGTATTGAAAACGGAAGATGTCGATTACATTATCGCATCAGACACAGACTCTATCTATGTACGATTCAAAGAGTTGGTTGATAGAGTCAACCCAAAGAACCCTATTGACTTTCTGAACAAGGTTGCTGAAGAAAAAATACAACCGTTTATCAATGAATGCTATGATGAACTTGCTCAGTATATTCATGCTTATGACCAGAAGATGGAGATGGGTAGAGAAGTCATTGCTGACAAAGGTATCTGGACTGCAAAGAAAAGATACATTCTAAATGTGCATGACAACGAAGGTGTAAGATACAGAGAACCAGAACTCAAGGTCATGGGCATTGAGTCCGTCAAGTCATCAACACCATATGCTTGTCGGCAGAAGATGAAAGACTCTTTGAAGGTAATTGTAAATGAGAATGAGTCTGCTGTAAACGAGTTTATACAGGACTTTAGAAAAGAGTTTATGAGTTTGCCTGTAGAAGAAACTGCATTTCCTAGATCAGTAAACGGTCTTAGAAAGTGGGGTGACAAGTCAAGCATATTCAAGAAAGGCACACCGATGCATATCAAAGGTGCTTTGATATATAACTATTTGTTGAAGAAACATAAACTGACGAATAAGTATCAGTTGATTCAAGAGGGTGAGAAGTTGAGATATCTTTTGCTCAAGACGCCAAACATTGTGCAGTCTAATGTAATTGCTTTTATCTCAGAACTGCCTAAAGAGTTTAACCTACACGACCAGATAGATAGAGACAAACAATTTGAGAAGTCTTTTGTTGACCCAATCGAAATGATCTTAGAATGTATTGATTGGCAAGTCGATAGAAGTTATGGCACACGAAGGACATTAGAAGGTTTGTTCGGATGATATTAGATGAAAAAGATACATACTGGGCTGCTGATAAACTTGTAAACTATTTCTCCGACTTTAAACGGATAGATGATTACTTCCGAAGTCGTAAGATAGACCGCATCAAAGAGATGCCCACACCACTATTCGGTTTGGGTCCAGAAGATGATTTGTTTCAGAACTTTGATGTACATCCTCAAGACATGGACTTTGAGGTAGTCAAACGAACAGGTGAAACATTTGATAACCTGTTAGAGATGACTGCCAGTTTTTCACCAGACGATCCGCCGGGTAAGAATAGTAAACTTTGTGTACAGGAAAAGAACTCAGGTAAGATTGTTGGGTTCATCAAACTGGCATCACCACTTATCAATGCCAAACCTAGAAACGAATGGTTAGGTCGTCCTCTACAGACAGAAGATAAAGAGGAGATGCAACACTTCAATAGGGGTACTATCATGGGGTTCGTTATTGTGCCAGCACAACCATTTGGGTTCAATTATCTTGGTGGCAAACTGATGGCTGCAATATGTTGTTCGCATGATGTCCGTAGATTTCTAAACCAAAAGTATGGTGGACCTTTCTGTATGTTTGAGACTACATCTTTGTATGGTAACATAAAAGGTGGCAGTATGTATGATGGTATGCGTCCGTTTTTGCGATACAAAGGTGATACAGAGTCAAAGTTCTTTCTAACCTTTGCTGATGATATGTACCACGAAATGAAGAATTGGTTTGAAGATAGAAACGGTGAACCTCTAGTACATAAACAGGCATCATCTAGAAAACTCAAGACACAGACCAAGATGATTCAGATTATCACCAATAGTTTGAAACAACATAATGCTGCGGCTCATGCTAAGTTTGTTGAGTTTAGAAAAGAAACTGAGAATGTGACAACACAAAAACGATTCTATATGTCTACCTTTGGTTATGAAAATAGTCGTGAGTATATTCTAAGAGAGACAGACGAACTGAAAAAAAGTTCAGTTTGGGATAGACATGAACTAGAAAATGTGATAGCCTGGTGGAAGAACAAGGCAAGTAAGCGTTACGAGTCCTTGAAGGCAGACGGTAGATTACGAGCCGAACTAGAAGTTTGGAAACGAGACAACATAGACACGATAGATATTATACGATGAAAATAGTATGTGCCCGCATAAGAAGCAATGTGACCTACACAGGTCCGTTAGAGACTGTATTAGATTCTTTCTTTGAGTTGTATGTTCGTTGGATGAGAGACAACCCCCAACACGAATATGATTCTTACAATCTAAGTTTTGATAAACGAGAAAGACCTAAACGCAACCCAGAAGTATTCAAAGATGCTGATGTGGTTGTGATACCATCTGATAGTGAGTTTAGATATCACGGTGAGATACAGATTGACCCAAGAGATTTAGAAACATCAAATAACTTTGTCAAAGAGTTTACCCCACACATGGAAGGTAAGAAAGTTATTATCTGGCGGTCAGACCGTGGTGATACAGAACAACTGTATCGTGAAGGCACATTCAAAGATGTGACTCTGGGTGACTTTCATACAATAGATGAGATTGACTTTCCTGCTAACATACACGGCATGAAGTATCATTTCATACAGACACTAAAGAACCCATTGTCAATGATGATGGACACACCCAAAGATAGAGACTTTGCTTATTGGGGTAGAATGAAACCGTCAGAAAGAAATCAACGAGAGAAAACTATTCGAGCATTGTACAGAGACCCAGACATATCTACAGTATTGGTTGGTGGGTTTCCTTCTGGTGTAAAACGTGATGCTAAGTGGATCAAAGAATGGAAAGTGTTGTACCCAATGATAGAACGTGCCAAGTGTACGCTATGTTTCAATTGGCTTGATCCGACAGCAACAACATCAAGATATCCAGAGGCGATATCTGTAGGTCTAGTTCCTTTTGTATGGGGTGACTATGACAGTAACAATACATACAATATAGATGAGTGGCAGAGAGTGAGTACGTTTGAAGATTTGAGAGAGAAGATACTTGTTTTAGATGGCACACAACTGAATGACATAAAAAATAATTATACTTCCATACTTCCAAGTCAGGACGAGTATTACGAACTGTTCAAAGGAATGATGGATAAATATGTAGGAGAATAAATGTGAGTTTTTTGAAAAATGTAATAAGAGAAACAGGTAATAAGTATGGTTCAATCGTTGCTGATGGTGTTGACGCTGCTGACGTTGGTGGGTATGTGGATACTGGTAGCTATATTTTCAATTGTCTGGTTTCTGGTAGTCTACATGGTGGTCTACCCAATAACAAAATTACGGCAATCGCTGGTGAGAGTGCGACAGGCAAAACCTTCTTCGCACTAGGGGTATGTAAAACTTTCCTAGAAAACGACCCCGAAGCAAATGTTGTCTATTTTGAATCAGAGTCCGCTATCACAAAGGACATGATTGAGTCAAGAGGTATTGACTCCGCACGAATGGCTATTCTGCCAGTCACAACGGTACAAGAGTTTCGTTATCAGGCACTACAAGTGTTAGAGGCATATGAAGAAACCGGTGAAGGTAAACCTCTATTGATGTGTCTTGATAGTCTCGGTATGTTATCTACAACAAAAGAGATTGAAGATACAGAGGCAGGTAAAGAAACAAAAGACATGACCCGAGCACAGATTGTGAAGGCAACCTTCCGTGTGCTGACTTTGAAACTTGGTAAGATGGGTGTACCTATGATTATGACCAACCACACCTATGATGTTGTGGGTAGTATGTTCCCGACTAAAGAGATGGGTGGTGGTTCAGGACTCAAGTATGCCGCATCTACTATCGTGTACCTATCAAAGAAGAAAGAGAAAGAGGGCACAGAAGTCGTAGGCAACATCGTTCATTGTAAGACATACAAGTCTAGACTTACAAAAGAAAATCAAATGGTAGACGTTAGGCTGTCTTACACGAAGGGTTTAGACAGGTATTATGGACTTCTAGAACTTGCCGTAGAGGCT